TATGACCTCGGGGATCCCGGTGAGATTGGCAGTGTCCCGGGTGTAGTCTTCCTTCTCATCGAGGAGCACCGCGTTGATAAGGGACTTGGAGCTGTTGATAATCTCCATCCGGTTGTACACGGCTTCGGTGTTCCCCTCGGAGAGGATCTGGGCGAGGTTGGACAACTTGTACTTCCCGATGATCACCTCATACATCAGGTTGGCAATCCCCTGCTCCACCGCTCCGAAATTCTTGATGCGGTCCCACATCTGCTGAAGGACCGAGAGCCCCCAATACTTCATCTTGATGTCGATGTTGGAGGCCCCGCGGGGAGCGGAGATCCCCTTGAAGACCAGACACCGGGAGGTGTGGATCCGGATCACCATCCCCTGAAGGGTCTGGATCCGGTACGTCTCGACCTCGCCGAAATATGGGCTGTTCTCGTCCGTCACAAAATCCGTGGTGTCCAACTGGACCTCATAGGACGAGTACACCATCAGCTTCTCGATCCCTGTCACTCCCTTGCGCAGGGGCTCCTCCAGCTTGCCCCCGTTCTTGGTGACCATCACTATCAGGGCTCCCCCATAGAGCCGGGCCCACGAGAGGGCCTGAGAGAATTTCTGTTTGGCGTTGAGGCGTTGCATCTCCTGCAGGATCTTTTCTTCCTCGTCCGCCGGGACCTCGATCCACCTCCGGACCATGTCCGCCGGGGGGATGGAGACCACCCGGGCCCCGAGGCCGTCCCCGGTCCACATATCCGCCAGCTCTTGCTCTTGGAGGATCGTGGGGGCCTCAAAATAGGTATCCTTGGTCTTGTCGGTGTATCGCTTGCCGAATCCGGCAAGCAGGTTCACCCAGCCATCTCGGCGGAATAGGCGGCCCATGAAGGTCTTGGTTGGGGTTGATTCAGCCATTACAGCTCCCAGAGGGCTTGGGCCGTCTTGTGCTCGGCCATCTTATGGAATTTGCGGCGGAGGAGAGAGGACGCCGAGTCAGGGGCGTCATTGGGCTCCTCCCCCTCCCGGTAGTCGAGGATCTGGGCCAGGTACTCGTCTTCTGTCTCGTGGTCCCAGATAATGTCTGGCCAGAAGTCGGTGAGGAAGGATTGGATCTTGAAGTCCTTGTTCATGTCCTCGTGATACTCATCGACCCGGAGCCCGGCGGAGCCGAGGAATGAAGCCGTCCACCCCTTGTCTGGATTGTTCTCCACGCAGACTTCCCGGACGTTATGCCGCTTGCAAATGGACACCAGCCGCTTGTAACATTCCTTGATATGCTTGTCGAACAGGAATCCCTTCCCATGCACTTTCCCGTCCGGCCTCTGGCACATGATAGTAAGGGCCCCCGTGTGGTCCCCTTGAAACTTGGCATCGATGTGTGCGTAGGTCTTGTGCTTCCAACTCCAGTGGTCGTATACAGGATCGATGAATATGGCGTCCTCGTCCACGATGTGCTTGAGGTCATAGTTGATGGAGTACAGGACCGCTGTGGTATATTTCCGCTTCTCCGCGATCTCGGCCTCGGTGAGCATTCCGGTCCGGGACACCGGCCACTTGTTCTCCGGGATGGTAGGCAGGATGGTATTGGCATCGTCCCTGTGCCACGGGGTCCCCACGAGCATCACCTGCTTCCCCGGGTCGATGATGTTGACGATTATTTCCCGGAACGCTTCCTTGGTCTTCTCCCTCTCGGCCCGGGAGATTCGATCCTTGAGGGTGACGACATCATCGCAGAGGATCTTGTCATAGTGATTTCCAGTCAGGGAGCCGTCGGGGCCGTAGGCGTCAATGCTCCCTTCCTTGGTGATCTGCCGCTTGAAGGAGAACACCACCGACTTGTCCCGGCTCTTGGTGAGCCGGGGATGGAAGCCGTGAGCGTATCGGAACAGAGCCTGAATGGGCTCCAGCTGGAAATACCCTTTGATGGCCGCTAGGGTCTTGGCCGCCTCTTCATATGGCTTCCTGATGAGGGCGATTCGGTCCGACGGGCTGAACAGAAGCCAGCGGATGATCCCCACCTCGGTGATGGAGGTGGTCTTGTAGGACCCCCGGTGGCCTTGGAAGCCAATATGATTCTTCGTGTCCCAGACCGTCTTGATCCAGTCTGAATGCATCTCCGTCAGCTTCGTCTTCCCGATGAGGTGACCGAGCAGGTGGGGATGGTCCCGGATGGTCTCCAGATCCCGAGGCGTGAATTTGAAGTCAGCCATCAGGGCTCCGGTGAGGAGAAGAAGGATTGCCCACTTATGAATCATTTGAACCGCGGAGAACCGCCTGAAGGTTGTTGGCTGTTTCCTCGGTCATCTTCAACTCTAAGGGCACAGTGTCGGTAACATAGAGCTGGATGTATTTCACCAGCTCCTTGAGGGCCTCCATCCGGTTGGCCAGCTTGATGGTAGTCACCCCGGTCACCGGGTTCCGCCGCTCGATCCCGTCTATGGCCACTCTGAGCTCTTTGGGGATCTGTTGGAGGGAGGCCACCTTCAATCGGCCGTCCCGGTGAATGTATGGAGTGAGATCGTAGAACGCCCGGACCTTGAGGACCGCAAGGATCTGATCCCGGAGAACGTCCCGAGAATCTTCCACGATGGATTCCACGTGGGCCTTGATGGCGGCCTGCACACCAGGTTTCCCAAGAATCTTCGGACCTTGAACAGAGGCAGTACCGTAGGCGCAATTGGGATGGGCTTTGCGGTAGGCTTGGGTGGCATTGAGGCCATTGACGAGGTATTCCGAGACAAATATGCAGTCGTTAGCGGAAAGATCATATTTTTTCTGCCAGGAATCGATGGAGAAGGGTGAATCCGGGGTATCCGGGTCAGTTTCTATGAGTTTTTCCAGTTTGCGAATGGTTTTGAGTTGGAGGCGGGATTCTTCCCGGAGGGCTTTGATTTGGCCTTTGAGCCCGTCGATCTTCTTTTGGAGGCGGGCTTCTTTGTTCTTGAGTTGTTTGTCAGTCATGGGGAGAGGTATAGGGTATTATACGCTGGAAATGGGGGGAAGGGGAAGAAAAAAAGCGTACAGGGATGGGTGGGAGGAATTACAGTGAAATTAGCATGTACAATGTGGAAAATAGGGCTCCAAGGAAGATGATGGAGGCGATGATAACGGCGAGGTTTTCACGCATGGGAGGTATTGTACTATGGGAGGTGGGTGGTGGTCGAGGGGGGCGAATTTCTCTCAGATTTTGGTAACGGACGGGAGCGGGATGTCCACATTGCGATTCTTCTCAAATGCTAGGTATCTGTTGAGGAGATAATTGGGGAGGAGCCCGGTGAGGTAGACGTGGCGGAAGGCAAATTCATCAATGATGGGGTAGAGGACCTCCAGTGCCGTGTCCGCCGCTTGAAGCGGGGAGGGGTGCCCCTTTTGCCGAAGGCCGTCTGTGAGTTGGGCGCGGAGGCGGGTGTAATATGGAGTGGGCATTGATTTTACCAGAGGCCCCGGAGGTAACGGACGGCCTTGATGAACAGGATGAATGCCCCAACGGCCCCGGCCCCGGCGAGGAAGACAATAGCGAAGGTCCCTATGTAGGCAATGAGCTTCCCGGCCCGGTGGGTGAGAGAGTATTCAGTCATCTTCCACCTCCGTGTCGGATTCCATCATCTGGTGAGGGGTGATTCGGCCGTCCAGCTCCTTGAGGATCCCGTCCACCGTCTTGCTGTGCCCCACGGCCTTGGTCTTGTTCTTGGTCTTGAGATCCGCTTCCGAGTCGAAATACCAGATCTCGATGATGTCGTGTTTGAGTGTGCTCATACTCCCAACTCCTTGCGTAGTGCTTCCACTTCGTCCTCCGAGAGGTCCGCCGGATCCCGGTCCTGGTCATCCAACTCTACCAATTCCACGGCCTTCCCGAGGGAGGCCAGCTTCTCGGCCCCCTTCTTGGCCTTGGCTTGGGCTTCTGGCTCCGGGTCAAACAGCCAGAAGATCTCCGAGAAGCGGGTGAGCTCCCGGAGTTGTCCATCTGTCAACATTGTCCCGAAGGTGGCGGCCGAGTTGTCGCCGATCCTCCACACGTCCGTGACCCCCTCCACGAGGATGACCCGGGGAGAGAAGCAGTGATTCAGGTTGTAGAGGGTCTGCTTGATATCGACAACCGAGAATTCGATGGGGGCTGACTTGTATCTCATGGATGAGCGGCCCGTGATGTCCCTCCCTTGGAATGAGGTGATTTTGCCTTCTGTCGATATTATCGGGATCACAACCCTTAATTGGTAATCTTTTCCGTGCCACATTTCCGCC